CAGATTGTCAGGGGGTCGCGGTCCAAGCACGCCACGATCATGGGTCAGTTTGCGTACGCGGAGCAATGCCCGCGCGTGCAGAAGGCGGCGGCGCAACTGTTCGGCCTCACCACTTCCCCTGGGGGCGAAGTGCCGGAAAATCCCTCACCAACTGGCGGAAAATCCACCAGTTGACGGATGAACCTTCAAATCCTTTGAAGGTTCGTGCGTGACGATCGGCTCCGGTTCTTCTTCATCTATCGGCCCCGTCAACCACTCCCAAATCCAGTCGGACATGGGCACCCCCGGTTGAACGCTACCTCAACTTGAACACCGCCGTACGCTTGGACCGGATGATCTGCGTCCCGCTTCGGACCTTGCCCTCGTCGGTCAACTTGCGGAGGGTCCGGCTGACGCAGGACTTCTCGTACCCTGTCCGCTTGACCACTTCCGCGATGGTGACAATCTCGTTCGGCTTCATCGCCGCCAGCATCCGGGATGCCGCGTCCGTCGGCCCCTCGTCGTCCCACGCGATCGGCACTGCTGCATGATCGGTCTTGCCCTTGGGCATCCTCACACCTCCACGCTCAAGTCGTTGTTGTAAGCCCTCGTGAACGAATGCACGAGCGGCATGGAACTATCCGGCCTGTCCCGCCAGTCCAGCACCACGCCCCCGATATGGCAGACCGCGTTCGGTGCAACCTTGTGGGTGTAGCGCGTCTGCAACTGCCACGAGGGAGTTGTCAGGCTCATCCCGTTGGTCGTCTCCATCATGTCGAAGGTGTGGCAGTGGCCCGCCACGGTGACGCGGGGCGGCTCGCGGTTCGCGTCGATGGCCTCCAGTTGGGCCGATCGCAGGTGAGCACCGAGTTTGTTCCCACGCAACCACGGGCGGGTACTCGTGCTCGTGTGGTGCGTGAACCTGCACAACGTCCCGCCGATCCGCAGCGACAGACGTTCCCACGCTGGCCGCCCGGTGTTGGGGTCCGGGGTCGCACGCAGAAAGTCGGCGATGTGGTGCTCCATCCTCGCCGTGTGGCATTCGGTGCCGAGCGTGACGAACACGCCCGCCGCCCCGTTGGTCCGGGGCTGGAGCAGTTGCTTGGCCATCTCGCAGTGGTCGCCCACCTCGGGGGAAACGATCTGGGTCGTCCGGTGGTGGTTGCCTTCGATCAGGTCGCCGTTCAGCACGCACACCCACGGGTCGCGGGCGGTGATGCCGTTGGCGAACTTCCAGAAGTCCTCCCACCAGTTGAGGAGGATGAGTTGCGACGCACTCGGGACGATGTTCTGCCCTTCGAGCGTCTCGAAGTCTCGCGGCATGAGGGCCTGCGTTGACCCGCAGTGCAGGTCGGACAGGACCACGGCCACGCGGGGTCGTTTCTTGGGCACTCACCACTTCCCCTGCGGACACCGACACGAGCCCACCAACGTCTTCCCCGCCGGGATGAACTCGCCCGCCACGGTGATCGCCACGAGGCAGCCGCAGGTCGGATTCGGCCCGTGCGGGTTCCCATCCGGCATCTGGCCGCAATATATCGCCTGTGCTATACCGTGCTCGGTCTGTTGTTCCTTGCCGCGCGTAGTCGTGGGTGCTCCATCGCTCTGGCACGAGAGGCACAGGGAGCATCGGGCAGCCGCAACGTCGTCGCTGGCCACATCGCCGGACGCGACCGCCATGAGGGGCGCGGCCGCACCCTTGAACGCGGACCACATCATGCGGCGTGAAACCTTCCCGGCGATGACGCGGGCGGCCAAGTCGGCTCCGGTCAGTTTGGCGATTTCGGCGTAGGTCAAGCGGTCCCCTTCCAAATGTCCGCCCTTGTCCGTGCTCGTCCGTCCTTGGCGGTCACAGTTCGCCGCTCCTTCCACAGCCCCCACAACCCCCCAAGAGCCCGCCGATTCCCGGCCCACCGGGGAACGGCGTCGGAGCACCCGGCCCGCCAGGGCCCGCCGGAGGCCCGCCGTTGCCATTCTGGCCGCAACCCCCCGAACACTCCGGCCGCTGGCTGTTGGGCGCGGGCGTGATGCTCAGCCGCAGGCGGTGCGTGACCCGCGACCCGTTGTTCTCCGGCCCGCCGTTCCACTCCCATGAGCCGTCGTAGAAGAACGTGGTGCAGGTGACGCTGACGTTCTTGGACAGGACGCGGGTGCCGTTGCCCGTTCCGTCGGGCGCGATCGGGCAAGGCATGTCGAGAACGCCGCCGTCGGTTGCGGCGTGGTGGAGTCCAACAAATCCCTCCGGCACCTGTAGGTTGGCCGGACCAAACCCGTCCGCGCTCACCCCGCCGCCCCACGGCCCGCCGAAACACTCAAACGGGGCAATGGGAGCATCTTCCCGCCCGAATGTGATCGGGTTCTCTTGGACAAACTCGCCCGTCGCCGTGACGGTGATTCGGTCCAGCATTTCCATGATCCACGGATCCCCGCGCCGGACCACGATCGGGGCCACCAGTCGGCGTTCAAAGGTCAGGCCCGAAGTCTCCCACCGGGAGTAAACCTCGCTGATCGTGATGATGTCGTCCGGGTTGCAGCAGCATGGATCGGTGGTGACGAACGGGGTGTTTGGCACCCAGGCGCCGGTGATCCCATTCCGCACGCCGCCGTTCCAGCACGGGGACGGGACGACCGGGGACGATGGGCAGCCGGGCTCGCAGGCGCAGCATGTCGTCGGGTAGACACCCACGGGAACGACGCGGTTGTCGATTGCCGCGTCGATGTTGGACGGGTTGACGATCGCCGGTGATGCCGGACTGATCTTCATGCACCCCCAGGCGGTGGGGATGACGGCGCAGCCGGCGACGTTCTCGGCGCGGAACACGACGACGGGGCCGGTGTACGCGGGGTTGCATGGTTCGGAGATGACGTACGCTTCCGGCCCGGCAAGGCACGGCCCGCCAATGTCCGGGCATCCGCCCTCGTGTGGGCTTGGCTGGTCGTCGCAGGTCAGGTCGTGGGAGACGCGGAACCGGGCGAAGATGACTTGCTGGCCGACCTGAACGGGTCCGCTCGGGGTGGATGCGTAGTACCGGAAGGTCGCCGTGGAGGTCATTTCCCGGCCGTCGCTGGACCACGAGGCCGAGTATTCGGTGGAGATCCGCGCGTCGCCGATAACCGAACTGATCGGGCTGAATGAGACCGTCGTCCCGAACTCGGTCGAACTTCCGCCCGTGGCGGCCGGTCCAGCCGCGAAGCCGACGGGGGATAGGAACTGCCGCCCCTCCCCGTCCAGATAGGGCACGGTGGCGCTGGCACCGATCGGCGGGCACCCGAGCCGGAACGTGCCGCAGTATTCGTAGTCGGCCGCCCGCGTCTCGCCGTTCCGCACGTTGGTCAACTGGAACCGGCACAGGGCACGGTCAAAGACCACGCACCCGCGATTCTCGCCGCCCGCGATGATGCCCGTCTCAGCCGTGACCGGGTTAACCAGTTCGCACACCCCGGAGAACGAGCCGAACGCACCTTGCGTTGAGCCGGGGTTGGTGATGTTCAACTCCGCCCGCGCCTCGAGGAGGCAGTATCGCCGGAACCGGATCACGGGCGGGTCAGGCGGATCGGTGCGGATCCACAGGCCGCAGTCGTTGACGGGCTGGCCCAGTTGCGCCGCGATCGCGGGACTGGACCGGCAACAGGTATCGACGGGGGTGCCATCGTCCGGGCAGTCTGAGCAGATGTGTTTACCGTCCGGGCTGAGCCGGAGGTTTCGACCGTCGCCGCATGGTGGGATTGAGTTGGGCATGGGAACCCCGTCTCAGCGCCCCGCCGGCAGGGAAGGAGACCCACCGGCGGGGGCGAGACTGGGGAGGGGTGAGGGGGTCTTAGTTGGGGAAAGCGTCGTTCTTGTCGCCCCACACGCTGAGTGCCGAGCCGCCGTAGGTGACGGCGTAGTTGGAGCCGTTGAAGAAGTTGCGGGGGTTCCGCTTGGCCGCCGCGTCAATCCGCATGGTGGCCACAGCCACGGCCTGCGTGATGCCGCGCATGTCGAGGATGCAAGCACTGCCGAGCATCCGGAGCGACGAGATATCCCCGCCCATCCAGATGAGTGTGCCACCGTACAGCCGGATGGTTGTGGCGACAGGAACGTTGGTCCCCGCGTTCTCGGGTCGGACCACCAGCACGCCGCCAGCCATTTCCAAAAGCGTCACACTTCGCATGAGGGTGTGACTGCCGCCGGAAATGGTCAGTTCGTCGATGGTGTTGGCGTGGTAGCGGATGACCGACTGCCCGCCGCACAAGTGGGCCTCGTCGGTATCCACGGCGCCAGCCACAAGCAGGCCGCCTTCGGACTGCTCGATAAGCGTGGCCTTGCCGCCGCTCATGAGTGTGGACTGAATGGCCCCGCAGTGGCGGTATCGGTTGAACACGCCGGACGCGCCGCCGGGGTACAGGGAAATCTGCCCGCTCTTGCTGGCGACGTGAACAAGGCCCGCACCCTGGTCAACGTCCACCTTGAGGGCATACTCGGGCTTGATGATCGGAGTCGCCCCCTCGCCAAATGTCAGCGAAGTCAGGCCGCCCGTGCCCGCGTCGTCGAAGGTGGACAGGTCATACCCCGCCGTGATGTTGCTCTCACCATCGAGGAACGCGAGGTCGTCCGCGTTGTTGATGGTCATGGTGCCGTTGAGATCGGATGTGCCGCGCGGCACTCGTCGGGTGGCCATTGGAATGCTCCTACGTGCCCGTCTTGAGGGCGGTGACAGTGATGTTGATGAGTTGCTCGGTTCCGCTGGCTGCGGTGGTGACGATGACGCGTGCGTAGCGGTAGCCCGTGGGGTTGCCGCTGGCCGAGTTGAGGCGGGTAGGCGTGGCGCTGGTGATAGTGACACCGGACGATTCCCACCGGATCCCATCGGCCGAGTACTGCACGGTCAGGGTAAACGGGGCTGTCGGAAACGCCGCGACGAGGGCCGTGGCCTGAACCACCAGCGTGTCAGCGCCGAAGATCGGGAGTTTGGGTGTGCCGTCGAACAGGTTGCAGGCGTTGACGAGCGTGGTGGACGCGGGCAGGATCGCCAGCGAACCGCCGCCAGCGCCGACGGGGAAGATGGACGGGCCGGGGTCTGGCGAGTCAAAGGGGCTGTCGTCGAGCGGCATCACCCACCTCCTGGATTGCATGGGGCGACGAGGGGGAGTTCGCGGTAATGCCACTCGATCCGCTCGTCGTTGCCGTTCTGGAACATCGTGCCGCTGATCCCGTTTCCGCCGTTGGGTGCTGCGGGCAGGGGGACGACGTACAGCGTGGGCGGTTGCCAGCACTGCGAGACGCTCCCGATGACGATGTAGTTGGGCTCGGGATCGCGGCCGGGCACGTTCAGCGTGGCGAAGTAGCGATGGGTTCCGCACGGGCCGGGGAGCGATGAGTCGATGGGGCCACTCGGACCGGGGTAGGTCACATAGCCAGTGATCTTGGCGGTGACGGGGATCATCCTCATAGGCCAATCAAGGTCTGCCAGCCCAGTAGGTCGATAGCGAAGTCACACTGCTGAATGAACACGGGTTTTGGCTCAGGACTGCCGGGGACGTAGATGGTTTCGAGGTACTTCACCGTGTGGTGCGGAAACCGGGTCATCGGGATACCCGTGGCAAACGTGCGGCCGACGGGAACCGAGGGCTTGGGGAAGTACTTCCACGCGGCCGATGTCGGATGCTGTCCGTTCTGCGACACAAAGTCCGGCAAGATCGGGTTGAGGAATGTGTCTTGCGTGCCCGCGTCGTCGATCCACGAGTACCGCGCGACGTAGGTTCGCGCCCCGTTGATGACATCGAAGAAGTCGAGCCCACCCGTGCGGAAGCGGCAGAACCGCCCGTTGATCTGGTGGATATGGTCACTCTGCTTCAGCATGGCCATTTGGGCGGCCTCGCGCTCCTCTTCCTTGATGAGCACCTCCCACGTCCAGATCGGCATCGTCGTGTTGATGTAGTACTCCGACGGCCGCGGCAGAAGTTGGGGCGTGGACTCGATCGGCCCGGTGTAGCCGGGTGGGACAGCCTCGCCGACCATCTTCCGCTCGGCGAACGGGTAGTAAATCTGGACCTCTTGCGGGTTCCATGTGTACTGCGTGTTGGTGCGGCGGTCATCCTCGGGGTTGGTCGGGAACCTGAACCGCCCGTCGTTCGAGTAGTTCGCGGTGATGCGATGCGTGCGACCGTCGCACTGCGAGGTGTACGTGTCGAGTTTCAGCGACGGTACCGACGGGTGCGAAGACCCCTTCATCGGCAACGGCTCAACACCCGAGTCTCCACCAAGAATCAGGTGGGGCGTGTTGGCGACGACCGCGGGATCGAGGTAGGCCCCGCCGCTCCACAGGTAGCCGATGACCGCTTGGCCCGTGGATTCCACGTCCATCGACGCGCTGTCCTGGCGGATGTCACGCACCCATGTCATTGGCGGCCCCCCACAAAGCCAGAGTTACCCGGCCCCGCTGGCATCTGGTTGGCGATGATCTGGAGCGTGCGGCGCAAGGCGATGAGGTTGCCGTTGGACTGGGCGATCTGCTGCTGTTGGGCCTGCTGCTGGGCACGAGTCACTTCGGCCATGCCCTCGCGGACAATGCGAACGTATTCTTGAGCGGCTCGCTTAGCACCCTCAAAGAGCCGATCCTGCATCTCGTCTTGCAGCTTCTCGATGAGGTCGTCGGTTTCTTGCTGTAGCTGTTCGCCCTCGGCCTTCCGCTCGGCGGCCTTGCGGGCGCGATCGAGCCCAAACTGTCGCTGGACTTCGAGGGCGGCGGCGACTGCTTCCTCTTGCTGCTTCTTGGCAACCGCCTCTTCATCGCGCAGCCGCTTGGCTGTCAACTGCTCCTGTGCGTCTGACCTGCTCTTTTCCAGTTCGGCAATCTGCGACTTGAGGCTGTCGGTGCTGAAGCCTTGAAGGGTGTTCAGCACCAACGCTGTGGGGCTTTCGAGGGACTGCGCCAGCCGCGTTTGCAGTTTGTCGATCTCGTCGGAGTACGCCTTGACGCGATCAGTTGCATCTGGGCTCAAAACCGTGTTGGCAAAGTTCCGGCCCTTCTCTGCGCCGCTGGTGAACAGGTCGTCGTAGACCGCGCGGATCTTCTGGCCAAGCACGAAGAACGTCGTGGCCACGCCGATAGCGGCGGTCACGGATCCGATCCACGCACGGACAGCCGAAACGCTCTGCTTGAACCCCAAGCCCGAGCTATCGGCCTCCGCGCCCTTGGCTTTCAGTTGCTCCAGTGCGGACTGAGACTCCGCCAGTTTGGCTTTGAGTTGGTCGTTCTCGGCCCGAATCTCAAAAATCACCCTATCATCGGCCAAATCGCACCCCCTTTATGTCACGCCAAGGGCGGGATTCCCGTTGGGCTGTGGTAGCCTTTCGGCTCAGGAGGTTTCGATGAACGCTCGCAAGTTGCTCGTTAAATGGACCCTCACCCTGGTTCTGTGCGTGGTGGTGGTTGCCCTGATCGGGTTCGCCATGCTCCGCTTCCAAGCGGCTAACGAGCGAGCGGCCCGCATTGACCGGGGCGTGATCCTCTCGACGGACTGATCCACCATGACCACTCAGAGCGATTTGGAACGGGCAATGGAGGCGGTCGCGGCGCGTGAGCGTCGCCGCCAGAGCAAGCGAGCTCTCATCATCGTGGGCACGATCGCAGTCGTGTTCATCACGCTGTTCGTGCTGGTGAACATGATTCCAGACTGACCGCGCACGCCGCACGCCGGGGAGCCGTCGCCCTGATTGTCCCCTTCGGTCTGACAAGGCCCCTCCTCAACTGAACAGCGTGGTCGTGCTCGCGCCCACGTAGGACAGCACGCCGCGCGTCGATGTGCCTGCAATCTCTTTCGCCGTGCTGTGGCTGAACGGGTACTCGACCCCGATGTTCTCTGCCGTCTGCCGACTGGCCGCGTGCGAGAGCCCACCGAACGCCGCGTACTTGACGCGCCAGTAGTGGGTGGCGCTCGTGAACAGCCGCAGTTCGGTGATGAGGCCCGCACGCAGGACGTTCGCGGGTGTGCCCTCGTACAGCCGGATGGAGCCGGAGAACTGGAAGTTGCCAGCCGTCCGCTTGATCTGGCCCGCGGTGCTCGTGTCCGCGTAGGTCGGGCAGTTGTTCGAGTAGTCCAGCGACCAGCCGCGGATACTCAGGTCCGTCGTCGTGGTGCCATCGTCGGCCACGCTCTGGGCCTTGATGCTCGTCGCGGTGAACATGGCAGGGGTCGTCGAGTCCGTCATCGTCGCGGCCGAGGCCGTGCCAAGTGCCCCGTTGGCGAGGAACTCCATGCGGCCCTGGATGTGGTTGCCGCCCTGCACGTTGCAATCGACGGTGATCCGCGAGCAGATGGCCGTGGCCAGCCAATAGGCGGACGTGCCGCCGTCGGGGTAGAGCCGGAGCGTCACGGCATCGCCGGGGAACACGGGCGGGACGCGGCCGGCGAACCCGACCGAGCCGGACCAGTCGGTGTTGCCGGGGATCACCACCTCGTGAAACGCGGTGTTGCTGAGCATCGCGCGTTGGAGTTCGTTCGTCTCGTTCAACTGCCAGTCAAACATGGACGGGAACGCGGTGGTGCCGTTGGAGGCGATGCAGTTGCGGCCAGAGAGATAGGTCGCCATGAGGGAGACTCCAGATCAGGCGGACGGGTTGCCAGCGAGGACGAGGATGCCGGTGGTGGCGCCGGAGCCGCCGGAACACGAGACGACGAAGTTGGTGGACGAATCCCAACCGGCCTGGGTGGCCGCACGCAGGGGCATTCCGCCCGTGACGAAGCCGCCGGGCTGGGCCTCGACGTATTCACCGTTGCCGAACTGCATTTGCAGCGTTCCAGAGACGGGTGATTCGCCGGTGTTCTGGAGGAACCACGCCTGCACGAACGACACGGACCCGGCATCGCCAAGGGGCATGGTGAACGTGCCGGGGTCGATGGTCACGCTCTGGCCGTTGGTCAGGCTGATTGCCTTCCGCACGAGTTGCAGCGTCGGCGTGGCGGTGGAGTACTTCTCGGTGTCGAGTGTGACCGCGAACGGGTCGGAGATGGTCGCGCCCTCAACCGTGCGGGTGCCGGGAAAGGTGAGCGTGACGCCGAAGAGGCCGGAATAGGTGCTCATGCGTAAATCACCATTGCGTTGTTGAGGTTGAGGAAGACCGTGATGTCCGCGACCGCGTACCAGCCCTCGCGGGTGGCGTTCTCGGCCGTGTCCGGGTTGCGGCGGTCGATGTCTCGCTCCACCGCCAGCACGCGCACGGCCGACACGAACGGGCACGAGGGGAGGCGATCGGTCAGTCGCCAGATGCACCGCTTGACCTGCCACTCCAAGGCGTTCGCCCCGTTCAGTTCCTGCGCGTTGCAGTTGCCGAACGCCAGGCTCACCCGGAACCGGCGAATCTCGGTGTAGGAGTTCGACGAGTTGAACGGGTCCGGCGTGGAGCCAAGACACCGCATGACCAGTTCGGGCCGGTCTGCTTCCAGCGTCGAGCCCTTGGCGTGGGGCACGCGGCTATCGGGCCGGATCCGGTTGCCGATCTTCACCGCGTTCGCAAACTCGGGGATCTGCTCGAACGCCACGTAGAGGGCTTGTTCGACCTGCGTGTAGGGGTCTGTGCTTCTGCTCACTGGACCACCTCCAGCATCCCGACGCGACCGGCAAACAGAATCGCCTCGTCGAGTTCAGCCTTGGTGATGGCTACGCGGGCACCCTCCTTGGTTGTGCGGATGCCGCCGCGGCTGTCCATAGCGACCCGCCCTTCGGTGAGGGCATCGGCCAGGGCACACATGCGGTTGATGTCCTGCTGGCTCATGCCGCCCCCCGGATCCGCCGCAATGCAATCACCGCGTCTTGCCGCATGGCCGCGATGGTCGCCGCGTCGGGCTTGACGATGATGCGGCGCTGAGGCAGTCGGCCCGCGCCGGTGTGGTGGATCGCCGCCAATCGGCCGATGGTCAACTTCCCCTTGGGGTGCGACCCGCCGGCGATGCCGTACCGCACGCCGACAAACCGTCCGTTCGCAAAGACCTCGCGCACGTTGCCGGGACCGTTCAGGGACAGGCCGCGCCGGAGCGTGCCGGTGTCCACGAGGATCGCGGTCTTGAACGTGTTGTACTTCTGGACGCGGGCGAAGGCGCGGTCGAAAGCCTTGGGGCTGCGTGCCGTGTCGAGGGCCTTCTGAGCCGCCCGCTTGGCCTGCCCGATGTTCTGCCCGGATCGGTCTGAGCGGCGGTTTTCGTAGGTCGTGCGGGCAAGGGGCGGCCAGTCGCCGCCGCCGCGGGAGAACTGCGTGAAGCGGCGCTTGGTGAACGCCTCCATGCGTGCGCCCCACTGGTTGAGCATCCCGCCGAACGCCTGCTGGGCGGTCGGGTTGGCCATCGCCCGTTGCAGTTGGTCGAGTTTGGGCGTGTTGATCTTGGGGGTAACTTTGATGCTCATCCCACCCACGGAGCCGACCCGGCCCGCTCCTTGAGGGTGTAGTCGATGTTGCCCCGGCCGCGAGCATCGCCAATCTCGGCGTTGACACGCGCCACATGGCGACCAACGAACGTGGCTGAGTCATCCTGTCGCGGCCGATAAAGCCATTCGCCAGCCATGACAGCGCACCAGTTCTTGACGCGGGGTGAATGCGTGCCGGTGTTCGGGGTCAGGGGCACCACATACCGGCTGTCCCGAAACTCGTCGTTGACCCACGCCTCGGCGTATTCAATCGCGGCCGAGATTCGGGCGGTAACGGCCGTCGTCGAGTCGCTATCGAGGTTCGACCAGATGGCGACATTGGTTGCGCCAAAGACCGCCTCGATGTCAGCCTGGACGATGATCGCCACGATGTACCCCTCGGTGAAAGACCCAACCCCGCCGGTAAGCGGGGGTGGGGTGAAGATCAGGGATCAGGGAACAACGTCGGCGATGATGACCGCCTCCGGGACGTGGATCGCCGGGAGGAAGTTGTCGCCATAGACCAGCTTGCCGCGAATCGGATCCTTCATGCCGTCGGCGTACTGGAAGATGCCCTGCCGGGTCATGGTGTTGTTGAACAGATCCTCAAGGCTCATGCCCGAGCCGAACGCCTCGGTGGGGATCAACTCGAAGCCTTCCTGCATCTGGTACCAGTCCGGCGACGGGTCAGGGAGCATGACGATGGCGTCGGCCGGGAGGAAGGTGGTCGCGGTGTCCGAGGAGTTCCGGTAGAAGCCCTGGTAGCCGGGCCACCAAGTCAGGCCGCCGAGTTGGAACACGTCACCGTTGCCCGCATTGCCAAGCATGGACTGGTTGAAGGCCATGTTGCGGAACATGAACTCCTTGGCCTCGGTGTTGGCCATGAGGTACTGCTTGATGTCCGAGCCGTAGAGAACGTGCTTGGCAATCCGGCCGGACTGCTTCCGCATGTGCAACTTGAGCGCGTCGAGATCCTTCGACACGATCTTGGTCGAGGCCGTCGCCCACGAGGCCGAGATCGAACTGGAGACCTGGTTGAGGTTGGCCGCCGGGATGCCGTAGTCCACGTCGATGACAGCGCCGGACGAGGAGGCGAGGAGTTCGCCGTCGCCGTCGAAGTAGATGTGACCGAGGGCAAAGGCCGAGGTCACTGCCGCCGTGCGGAGGTTCATGGAGAGCGTGGTCGCCTGCCGCTGGATGCGTGCAATCTCCGAGCGGGCCACGCTCGCAGAGACGGCCAGCGAGTTCGCGCCGGGATTCGCGTTGTAGTCCACGATGGCCCGGCAGTCATCCGCCTTGATTTCCATGTGCTCGGCGGAGTGAATCAGGGCCTCCGGCCGCTTGGCGATGCCACTGATCGTGCGCGGACGGCTGACAGAGCCACGCATCGCCTGCTTGGCGGCGCGGTGGGTGCCAGCGCCACGGACGATGTATCCGGTGTCGCCGATGACGGGTTGGATGGTTCCCGCGTCTCCGAAGAGACCGGCGGGCATGTGGTCCTTGGGCAACTCGCCCATGAGGACATCCACGACCCCGAGGATCGTATTCGGTGCGAGGAGTTCTTTGAGTGTCGTGCCCATGGGCATGAGTCCTTGTGTGAGTGCGGAAAATCAGCCCCGGTGGTCGGGGCGTGGCGGTGGTCGGTGCGTGTGGATCACTCGTCGAAGCGGAAGAAGCTGTTGCTGCCGGTGGCGTTCAACTTGCCCTTGAGCCAGGTAATGGTCGAGGTGTCGGCGGGCCAGTCGATGATCTGGCTGGTGTCGAGGTTGCCACCGATGAGCGGACGCGCGAACGGCTGGTCGATGCGGTTGCCGAGTTCGTCGCTGCACTTGACGAAATCGTCGTCATCGACGATGCACAGCGAGCCTGCCACGGTGTCATCAACCACGATCAGCGAGTCGGTCACCTTGTCAACCGCCAAGTCCGCAATCGTCAGGGTGGTACCAGACGCGGCCGAGATGGTGATGGCGGTTTCAGCGACGGTGCCCGCGGCCGACGGGGGGCCGACAAGCAGGGCGGTGACAGATGCGCCGGTGGCGGCGATGAGGCGGGCAATCTCGGTCGCCGTCGCCGCGCCGACAGTCAGCGAAGTGACGGTGCCGGACCCGGTGTAGGAGGCCGTGGTCTTGCCGATGATGTAGTTGCGGTATTTGCCGCCCGATGACCGCTTGGCCATGATCTTGCCGGGACGGAGAACATCGACGTATGAGGTGTTGCCAGCATCGCCCGAGCGTGTGCCGTCGATGACGGCTCCGCCTTCGAGGTAGTTGGCACCCTGCGAACTCTTCCGAACCCGGCGAGGCGTGTAATCGACCGCCGTGCGGTAGCCGGGAAGTCCAGTGATTGCGCCCATGATTCAAACTCCTGGCGGGTCTCGCCGTTGGTGGTCGGTGGTGGGTTGGTTACTTCGCCTTCACGCCAGCGCGTGCGGCCTGCTCTGCGACAATGCGGGCGGTGTTGGCGGCCTCGTCGGCCCCTTCGCGGCTCAACTGCACGCCCGTAGCCGATCCACGGGCCTTGGGCTCGGAGCCCTTCTCGAAGATGTCGAGGATGCGGTCACAGAGCGGCTTGTCGCCAAGGCCGGAGGCGATGGACACCTTGCGGCTCAGCATCGCGGCCGGGCGAGCGGCTTCGGTGCCGCAGACGAGGGCCTCAAGTTCGGTCTTCTGGGCGGCGTTGACCTTGCCCGCGGTGCTCAGGGCACCGATCCGCGACAACTGGGCCTTGGCCATCATGTCGAGGGCGTCGGGGTCACACTCGGGCTTGCGGCTCAGCGTGGCGACCTGCGTGGTCAGGCTTTCGACCTGGGCGGGCAGCTTGGTCAGTTCGCCGATCTTGGCCGACAGGGCGGCGCCGGCAGTATCGTCGGTCAGGGTGGCGGGATCGAGGGACAGCGCGGCCGCGAGGGGCTTCCAGTCAAAGGGCATGGGTTTCTCCTGCCGCGACAGCCGGGCGACCGGGACGCGGTTGGTTCCGCCGCGCGAGGCGGCAATGGGGACAGCCGGGGCGAGCCCGGTCACAACAGGAATCGGGGTCAAGGCGACATGCTGCGGAGCGTCGGCCCACTCCTTCCCGGTGCCGTCCTTGAACGGGCCGGCGAAGATGGACACGTCGTTGCGGCGAACCTCGTCGATTGCGTCCTGCCCGATCGCCGTGAACTTCGAGAACAGCGACGGCTCACCCGTGCGGGGGCTGGGCGCGATGAACAGGTCGTCGATGTCCCCGCGCGAGTCGCCGGGCTCGAACGAGTGGCCTGACATGAGTTTGACTGCGATTCCCGCGTCTTTTAGGGCCTTGAACGAGTCCACCCAACCCGACATGCGGGCGGGCGTGACTTCGACCTCGGCGCCGTCGGACATGACCCACTTGCCGACCCGGACGGTTTCCTTGAGGAACGTCTGTTTCGGCGCGTCACCAGCGACAACAGCCCCAATCGGGACTGCGGCATCGGTCTCGGCCATGTAGAAGGCGGGCTTCATTGAAGCCGACGGGTCGGGGGAACACCCCAAACCATCGGTGACGCAGCCGGGGGGCTGTTGGGTTGGCGATGGAGAAGGGGGACGTAGACCGAGGCGGGAACCCGTAGGCTCAACCACCCGGTCGCGTCACCCAAAGTATACCCAACATCCGGGAGTCAAGTGGCCGGAACCACAAAATGTGGGGTAGGTTCCAGATAGACCACTGGCGTAGGATTCGTAGTCAGGGGTACAAGTGGGCGCGGGGTGCGAAGGGGCGCGTTCCAAGCCGCGTACTTTGCGGTGCGTGATCGCCGACGCAGACTCCAGCGGGATAGGAAGCGTCGCGGTCGATGGAACCCGAAGCGGTCGTCGGTGCTATACAAGTTGGATCCGGAGCACTCGGCAGACGCATCCTGTGAAAGAGGATGGTCTGGGTTGCTATTGACTTACCCCGCCCACTGCAGCGCCGACCCAAACGGGCTGTTCGTCCCCGACAGGTCGTCAAACGCACCCACGGGGATCCTGAGAACCGCCGCGTCGGTGTCGTTCTTGAAGATCTCGATGGTGTCGCAGCGACAGTTCCACGGGCTGGACGGCACGGGCGGATAGCACTGCGCCCACCTCGGATCCGTCACCGGCATCTGCAACCCATTCAACGCCTCATGCTCACGCCTCACGCGGCTATCGCCAGCCGTGACAAACTCGTACCCCCACAGAATCTCGCGGATCTCGGGATCCTGGTTCTTTGACCACCGGCCTGCGCCGTAGCCGAACCCTGTCCCCGTGCGGAAGATCGCTTCCAACTGGTAGTTCGCGGCCTTGGTCACGCCCGCGGACTCGAACGCATCGCGGATCAGGGACACACCCGCGTCAACGTGCAACCGCTCATCGGTCGCCTGCTCGATCGCCGCGCGGACACGGGCCACCACATCATCCGTTGCGGTCTGGACAGCCGCCTGTGCCGGGGCCTCGTACTTGGCCCGGAGGTCTTGGGCGTACGCGGGCGAGTGGCCGAGTTTGTTGGTCAGCGATTCGATGATCTTGTCCAGCGGCGAACGGTCGAGCGCGACCCGCCGGCGGATCTGCGGGGTGTTGAGCAATACCCGCCGTTCGCCCCGCAGATGCCCCGCGGCCATGCCAGAGGCGAGGACGGGTACGGCTTCACGCATCGCCCGCGCGATGGCGCCAGACGGATCCACGCCGTTGCGGTACGCCTTTGATGCTTCGGACACGGCAATCAGGCCGATCAGCGTTGCCGCGCGTCGGCCCTTGGCGGTGATGTCCTCCCGCTCCTTGTCCTGGATCTGGATCAGGTCGGCTTTGATGGAGCCTCCACAGCCTTAAGTTCCGCGTCCACGATGTCGGACCAATCAACCGAGATAACGCCATTGCCACCGTTTTCTTTGATCTGTCCGATCATCAGCAGCACAGCGGCCAACAGCGATGGCCGGAAGTCATCCGAGCACGAAGTCTTGTGCCCAGCGTTTATCCAGAACTGGCGACCATTCATAGCCGTGTAGATGGCCAACGATTGATTCCTCGCCGCGCCCTTGACCATGAGCCATTCAACAGCACGAGCGAAGATAATCTCGGCCGCAACGCTCGGGTACAGGCACGGATCAAACGGCGTGATGATGTGTTTGGGCCACCACTTGGCTTTCCAGAATGGTCTGGTCATGGTGGTGAGTTCGTCCAATGTGCCGGTGAAGATCATGGGGCACACTCCATCATCTGCTTCATCCACAACGCATCCAACTCGGTCCACGCCTGATGCAGGAGGATGTCGTCGCCGTTCGGCTCACGCAGAACGACATCGAAGTACTCGCCGTCGCCGTAACCGACAAAGTGCTGCAGCTCCCCGCCACAATACCGCACGTCCTTTATGGGCCAGCGCATGTACTCCAGCCGCGAGATGAACCCGTCGCGTGGGTCGGTCAGACACATCCGAATCCGGATCTTCACGCGTTCGAGGCTTGAAAAGTCAGCCATCGGTGTCCGCCTCCTCCTCAACCGTCCCCAAAATCATCTTACGCACCCGCTCCAGTTTGGCGATGAACCAGCGACCCACACCGCGCCGATCCGCGTCGGCCTGAATCTCCAGCACCTCGGCCGCCACGACCTCACGCTCCTTGGTCGTCCACACATCCTCCAGCAACGGCCCCAGATCAATCGCAGGCCCCCCGCACGGGCACGGGATGACGCCGCCATCGCCGGATGGGATGTACCCCGTCCGCTCGCAGATGTCGCAGGCCGGGTCGGGGATGTCGTCCGGTGGGCGGTGCGTGTTGGTGGGCATGGCGGGGAGGTTCAACGTAATCCGTGGCGGGGTGTGACGGGTCAGGCGATTTCGTAGGCCGTCACCTGTGACCCGATTTCGATGGCCAGCGACAGGGCACGCTGCACGATCCGCGTCCGCTCGGCAGCCGTCGCGGGCAACTCGCCACGCGACACATAACCCTTCACGATCTCGGTGGTCATGGCCTCGATCTTGGTCATGCCGCCGACGGGGGTAGCCCCTTGCGGGTATGCGTGCCCACCCGATGCGGCGGAAGCGTTGGTGCTGTTGAAGGCCATATTACTTGGCTCCTGAGAAGATCATGGGTACTCTCTTGCGAGCCCCAGAGGCTCCAACAAGGGGCCTTCTCGACTCGTCGGGAGGGCCTTTTTCATTCGTCATCCTCAACGTTCGCGTACACCTCCAACTTGCAGCACTCAAGCACGCCGACGACTTCCGCAACGCTTGCGCGGTCGTCAAGCGTGGTGTTCATCCACTTCGTGATGAGGTCAGCGAGTTCGGCGGCCATCTTGTCCACTCGGTCATTGCTCATTTGTTTTCCTTCCGGCCCAGCATCGCACGCACGGCGCGGCGCAGGCCCATCACGGCGGGGGCGGGCAGCGGGGCTTCCACGGGCGGAGGCTTGAACTTCGACGCCTCGGCCACGATCTTGGCGATGAGTGTTTCATCCGCCGCCGGGAATGCCAGCTTAATCATGTTCAGCACCACCCCGGCGGGGAGTTGCTTGGTCGTCAACTGGTTGATGAGCTCCACCATCGAGGCCAACTGGGCACCGTTCAGCGCGGTGTCCACGAGGTCGCTGTTGGCCTTGGTTGCGGTGTCCATCACCGGGTCAACCGGCGCGGCGTTGGCGGACGGGTCGAAGCCGATGCGGACCTGCGTCGGGTCCAGCACATCCATCGCCTTCGGAATCCCCGCCTTGTCGAAGATCCCGTCCACATCGGTCAGGCTGAGCAGGAGGTCGGGGTTGCCCACCAGAACCTCCTTGCAGATGGCCCGGAACATCATGCGGTCGGACTCGTCCAGCGATTCGGGCTCCACGCAGATCGCGCCGCGTGCGTTCTCGCCCCAGTTCTGGACGAGGAGCTCGTCAACCAGTTCCGCGTTGACGCAGGCCGCAATGTCCTGATTCAGTTCCTCGGCAATGGCGATGGTGATATCGCCCGCGGCTTGGGCATCGGCCCGCGTGCCCGTCGTGCCCTCCTGCGTCGTCCGCTCGGGGACCAGAATGCCGCGCGACTTCAGTTTGTCGAGGTACGCCAGTTGCGCACCAATCTCCGACCCCACGCCCGCGCGGTGCTCCATGAACTGGATCTGCCACGCCATGAGGAGTTTCGGGTCTATGCCCTGATTCACCAGTTCCCGAGCGCCGTCGGCCCACGCCGAGAACTGCTGCGGCATGGCGATGCCCTTGCCCATGCCCATCCGGTCAAGCAGCCCCTGCGCGAGGTCGCCGTTATCCCGGAGCGTGCCCGCCTTGTCCGGGCTCTGACCTTGCGGGTAGTGAACGATCGTGAGAACGCCCGCCCCCTTCTGCATGTACGCGCCCTGTTGGCGCATCGCGTCCAGCCACGGGGACCAAGCGTGTTCGCGGATGTTCTCGAGCCGGGAGCGGCCGTACAGGCACCCGAAGTGATCGTCATAGGCGAAGTTGAACGAGTAGTTCGCGTCCAGTTCCGCGCCCGTGTTGGTCAGGCCGACAAAGTTCCCGGTGTCGTCCGTCTTGATCGTGGTCAGGTCCGGCAGGAGGGGCTTGATCTTCTCGAACCCCCACATGCCCTCCCGGTTCTCCCAGACCATCTCGAACGGCTGGTGACCCATCGCCACAGCCATCGTCATGTCGCGCACCAGCCGGAACCGAAGGCGGTCCATCTGGTCTTGGATGAACTCCAACTGCTGAGCCGTGCCCCGGTCCTTCTGGACGTACATCCACTTGGACGACTTCACGGGCGCCAGCGAGGCCGCCAAGCACATGGCGACGGTCGGATCGGTCAGCATCATCCGGTACGTCCGGTAGTTGCCTTGTGGCGCAGGCCGCAGCCCTTCGATGAGCATGGAGCCGTAGCCGTTCATCACGTCACCGCGACTGCTGCTGCATTGTGGCCCGGTGGCCTCAGTTGTCGGCCGGGGTCGCGGGGCCTTCCGCTTCAGTTGGTCGGGCATCGGTGTTTCCGTTCTGCTGGAGGGACGCGGCGTAGGCGAGCATTTCGCCGATCATGTGGTTGGCTGCGTTGCGGGCCTGCTGGGCGTGCTGGGCCGCTTGGCTGGACGTGGGGGCGTTGGTGGCCCCGTTGAGGACCAGACGCGGCGTGCGGGCCTGCTCGTCGAACACGGCCGCCTGTGCGAACGCCTTGCGGGCCATCGCGGCACGCTCTTCGATCAGGGTCAGGATGGTCAGCAGTGAGGCAAAGTTCATGGGATCTCCTTCAAACCATCACCCTCGCCATTCCCGTTTGTACCCTCGGCTTCATGGTGTAGCCCGGCGAGTGATAGTGTATCAGGTACCTCATGCAGTCGGAGGAGTGGGTCAGGTCGCTGTTCGACTTCTCGGGCTTGCCCTCCTCGTCGCCCACCACCTCGCACAGGTCACGCACCAGCCGCACGCAGCGGGGGTTGATCTTGACCGACACCCGGCCGTCGATTGTGGACTTGAGGGCTTGGTTGACCAGACTGACGGACTCGAGGATGCCGGGGGCCTTGGCCGCCACGCACGTTCGGACGCGGATGCCAGCCTGCGAGAGCAGGATCCGCACCGCCTGCCAGTTGCTCTCCCCGTCCTTGATGTCGGCCGCGTTGCCCGCCGGATCGCCCGCAAGCCAGACCTCGGGCCTCCACGGCCATCCGTTCCACATGCGGATGAACTCGGCAATGGCCAGTTTCAGGTTCATCCTCGGCCCGTGGATCTCGTGGCAGATCGTGAACAGGTTGTCCAAGGGCCGGTGCTGGCAGACCAACATGTGCATGCCGGGGTTGATGTTGAAGTCGATGGCCAGGTGAACAGGCTCCCCGCGGCGAATCTCGACCGCCTCGACGTTCCCCTCGTGGAAGTGGTTGTAGATCGCCCCGTTGCCCAGCGCCTGCGGGTTCTGCTGGTGCATCGGCTCCCACGACCATGACGCTTCCAGCCGCTTCCGCTCCAACTGGTGACGGTCGAATCGCCGCTCGTCGAGAGGCTCGCCCACTTGCCGGCCAAGTTCGTCGGGAGCCGTGGCGATGCTCGGGAGGCTGATGACCGTCCACTGGTGCCCGTCCGGCTGCTTGAGCAGATGCCCGGTCAAGTCGTTGACGTGCATCCGGTGGTGGATCACCACGATGTTCGCGTTGGGCTCCAGACGGCTGGCGGCGGTCGCGTGGAACCAGCCCTCCACCTTGGCCCGGTACGCGGCGCTCATCGCGTCGGCCCACTTGCCGTACGGGTCGTCGATGAACAGGTCGTCACCGCGGTTGCCGATGACGCTTTCATCCATCCCGACGCAACGCATCCCTCCGCCCTTGTCGGTGTGCCACTCGTTCTTGGCGGTGGTGTCGTCCTTGAGTTCGGTCAGGAGGAACGGGTTGGACTTGAACTCGTCCCGGACCTTGGCGCCGAACGACCGCGCGAGGGGTGAGGTGTGTGTCGCCAGGATCAGCCGCCGCGTCGGGTTGGTTTCCAGCCTCCAGACGGGTGTCCACAGCGAGCAGAACTCTGACTTCCCCCAGCCGGGTCCAAGGTTGACGATGATCCGGGCGTTGCCCTCGACCATCTGGGTAGCGATCACCCGCGAGATGTGGCAGAGGTGGCGGTAGGCGGTCCACTTGCGGGCGTTGCCGTGCCCGCTGAACTTCTCGGCCAGCATGTGCGGGGCGAGGATGCCGGACTCCATCGCCCGCATGTACTCAAGCGGTTGGGGGAGCATCCCCGCCCCCTTCGAGCCGCGCGGCCTCGCGGGTCAGGCGATCGGCTTCGAGTGCGAGTTTCAGGGCGGCCGGGTTGGTCAGGAACTTCTGGGCCGACTGGCGGTTCTCGATCTCGATGGGCTTGCCCGCCGGTCCCGAATGCTCGATGGAGTAGTTGTCGCGGTAGACTGCCGGGCGAAGCGACTTGAGGAGGAAGATCATCAACACATCGGACGACTCGCGGGCGCGGGCGCGGGCGGTCGATTCCATTGCCTCGATCGCGTCCTCTTTGGCATCCGCGAACAAGGCCGCGTACTCCGGGTCATCCTTCAGCCAGCCGTAGTGCGTTGCCCGGTCGATGTCAGCGGCACGGGCAGAGTCGGAAACGTTCCCGTTCGTGGCGTATGCCGCCAAGAATGCCGCCTTTTTAGGGTGTCGCTTTCCGTTGTCCATTTGGTAGGGTTCACGCCATCCGCTGCATCACGACGTTCATGGACGGGGTACCCGTGGTCTGGTCAAAGTCCCACAGGAGCCCGTGGAAGGGCAGATTCGGGACAAGCAACGCGCCGATGGTGTTGTCGGCCGGGCTGTACGCCGTGGTCGTGCCGAGCCCATACGCGGCTTCCGCGTTCGTGCAGGCGGTCGCGGCGGTCCAGACAACGGTGTCGGCCATGCGGTTGCTGGACGAGGGGATGCCCACGCCGAGCCCGGTCCCGAGCACCACGGCGGCCGTACCCCAGAGGGTGAGCGTGTAGTCGGTCGGGGAAATGACCCCACCCTCGTACGCCTGCGTGAAGTCAACGCCCCACAGGCGGGCCGAGAATGCGTCGTTGTCGGATCCCACGCCGCAGAACTGGAACTTCCACCCGCGGCCGAGGCCGACAGCCGCAATGGGGAGGGTGAGACTGGCCTGGTCCACCTGTGCGGCCGACTTCGCGCCGGCGGTCACGGTGAACCCCGTGGCGCTGGAGTTGGTGGACAGGTAGAGTTCTCGGCCGCCGGATCGGATGTCTTGCATGGGTCAATCCCTTTCGGGTGGGTGGTGTGGTCAGATGATGCCGATGGCGATGGCCTTGCGGATGGGTCCGCCAAGGGCTCCGCGAACTGCTGTCAGGAGTCCGCCATCCATGAGGGCCGCGATACCTGCGTACTTGGTGTGCAGGTTGGTGTCGATGGTGCCTTCGTAGTACGTCGTGTTACCCGTGGTCGCGGTGATGGTCGCGTTGCTCGGGGTCGTTCCGTTGTCCCACGAGCGGAGAACGGATGGGAGGGTGGCGCGGCGGGTGACGTTCGTATCCGTCTGCCGGAGCGTCCAGAGTGCTTGGCGGTACGTCTCGCGGAGGACGTTGTTGGCGGATGTGAACGTGGCGCGGATGAACGGCTCAATCTCAACCACCTTGAACCCAGCCGCAACCATCGTCGCCGAGATGCTGTTCGCGTTTGCGTGAACGGTCGCGGTGTTGTCGCTGGGCGGCACGTCGATCACGCCGTCCTCGTTCGCGTCGCCGAGGTCGTTGGCACCGACGAGCATGATGTGGAGCCGGTTGCCGGACGACGCACGCGCGAGAACGGATGCGGCCGTGCAGTAGTCCTCGGCCTGCGTGATACTCTCGAACGCGGAAGCACCGGGGATCGAGAAGTTGTAGAACTCGGCCTCGGGGAAGTACGGCCAGAGTTGTTTGAAGACGTTGCGGTTGAGCGTCTGCCACTGGCCGTTGAGGTGTGAGTCATGGCCGGTGGTGAACACCTTGGTGGGTGCGGACGTGCGGATACCCACGGTGGTGCCGATGGCCGCGATGCGTGACAGAACCGTCGCGTCGTCGTCGGGCTTGGCCGAAACAACGATGTGCCAGATGTCGCCCGAGAACTTCAGACCGTCGCCGTTCTCTGCGCACATGCTGACGAAGGTTGACGGGGTAGACGCGGCCGAGGTGCCAACGGTCAACTGTGACCCGGTGAACCCCTCGGAGCGATCCTCGTTGATCCAGAACTTGACACCCGTTGGGCTGCCCGTGACGGGGCTGGTCTTGGACAGCCGGATGGCGATCACGCACGGGCTGCACGGGATGCGAAGGGTTGACGTTACCGTCGCGGTTGCACCCGAGTCCGAGTAGACCTCCAAGAATCCCTCGTAGGTCATCTGAACGCGGATGTGATCCGCGCCAAACGTGGCGATGACCTTCTTTGCGGTGTCGCCGTAGGACTGCTGGTACGCCCGAGGGGCGCACGCAATGTAGATCGTGGACGAGTTGCCCCAGACCGCTGTTCCTGCCGCCGTGGTGGACGAGGAGCGGAGGACAACAGCCTTCAGCGTTCGCTGGTCCGGAGCGATGTGCCGACCGAGATAGTCGTCAATCTCGCACTTGCCCTGTGCGGTGCCGGTGTCCAATGCCGCTTGCGTGAGCGTCTCGGTCCACGAGGTCGCGTCACTGCCAACGGTGCCAGCAAGGCCCGCCGCCTTCCACTCGGCCGCGATGCCTGCGCCAGACACACCCGCCGATCGGAACGTGAGCCCGCCGCCGCTCTCGGTGCCGGAGAACGTGGTGGTGCCATCGGTCTTGTACCCGGTGGAGTTGGTCGCCAGCGGGAAGTACACCGAGCCGGACGGGGGCGAGCCCGAGTAGTCGGCCGCGACTTCGGCACCAGACAGCACCCGGCTCCAGACGCGGACATCCTCCACTTCACCGATCCACGGTGCGGTTGCAGGCGAGGTGTAGGAACCGCACCCGCCAATGGTCCAGCCGCCACCACCACCCGTGAGCGTGCCGTTGAGGTTGGCTTCTGGGTTGACCGTGACCGATACGCCGTTGACGTAGACCGTCACCGTCGGATTCGTGCCATCGGTCGTGTTTGCGGGGGCCGCAACCGTGACGACGATGCGTTCTTTGTTTCCGCGTGCGCGAGGAGGCGTGCAGTAGGCTGAGTAGGACTGGGTGCTACCACGGATCAGGATGCGGATGTAGGGCACACCCGCCGCAACCTGATAGGTGATTGCCAGCCAATGCGTATTGCCCGCCGTGTTGTCGGCAAAGAGGACGCGGTAGTCGTTCGAGGTGATCGACTGGTTGCGGACGTTGCCCGCCCATGTGAACGGCTGAAGCGTGGTCTTGGCTGCACCCGCCGTGCCGAGACTGATCGCGCCGTTGGTGGAGTAGGCGTACGTCACATAATCGTCAGTGCCGTCGAAGATTGCTGACATTCACACCCTCCCCATCATCTTGTCGCCGAGTTTGATCGTCAGGTCCGCGTGGTCGATGACGCGATGCCAGCGGGCCAAGTCCCATTCCCCGCGATGGTCGTTGTGCTTGATCTGCGGGAGGTGAATACCAAACCGCGTCACACCCTGCGACATGGCGTAGAGGATCAGCCGTTCCGTGCAGCGGTTGGCCGTGTCCTCGTCAACGACGGGCCAGTTGTCGGCGGTCTGGTTGAGGCACGGACCCCACGGGATGCAGTTCGCGCCGTTGAGTTTGATCGTCTGGCAGATGGTGGCGAGCGCGTCGTCGTTGGTCGCGGTGTAGGTTTCGCAGATGGGAGCCTTGACGGGCGGGCGCAGGAACGGGAAGTTGATCGTGCGCCCCTTGGCGTAGTTCCAGTTCCCCCATGACTTCGCCAGCGGTCGCAGGTCGCCGAACGCCCGGTCGAGTTGTGAGGCCGGGACGTTCTGCTCGTTGTCCGCGAACATGAAGTCGATGCGTGCGGCATGGGCTTTGAGCACGGGTCCAACCCGCTCGGCGATGCGAGCAGAGAACGCGGCCTGTGTGCCCTTGGGGAGCCGCTTGTCCTCGAACCAGTCGAAGCGGAGGGCGAGTCGGTCGTCCCAACCTTGGGCCTCCCAGACCGCGAGCACCTTGTCAATCTCGCCGTCCCACCACTTGTCCCGTGGTTCCCCGTTGTCGTGCCACTGGCCTTGTTCGTCGAGCGTGCCGTAAAACGTGGAGGCCACAGCCATCACGCGACAGCGGTCGCTCTCGAACGCCGCGCGTTGCGGCATCATCGACCCCGGAACTTCGAGGTAGCAGACGGTTGGGGTTGTGCGGACCACTTCCGTCACGAATACCACCCCTCCAGAAAGGCGAACACCTCGACGGGGGTCGGCTGCGTGCAGAGGAAGTCAAAGATGTCTTGCACGCTGGTGGTGCCGTCGCCGTTGAAGTCGCCGGGGTGCGTGCGGATCGGCTCCGCGTCCGTCAGCGTGATCGTGTTGCCGTCGAACGAAACCGAAGTGGTCGCGGGATCAAGGCCAAGATCCACGGCCTCGGCCGTCCACAGGTTGTAACTCTGGAACTGCCCGAGCGGGCGGCAAGTGCAGGGGAAGCCCTCGCGGCACTCGATCAGGATGTCCGGGCCATCGACCTCGGCCTTGTACACCGCTTGGAACAGGCCGGGGCCACGGCTCTCGGCGAAGTGGACCACGGCCGGGGGAACGCCGTCGATGGTGAAGGGGGCGATGGTGAGCGTCTTGGTATCAGCGTGGGCTGGGCGGGTGATGATGACCCCCGCGGCGGCGGCCATGAGGGCCAGCGCGGCAACGGTCAGCAGCAGCAGAAAGGAAACGATTTTGACGGTGGAACGGGTGTCACTGCTCATGGGGTGGCCTTTGTCGATTGGGCCGCCGGGCGTGCGTTCCAAACGAGTGTGGCCACGCCGACGGCTGCCGTGCCCACGATCGCCACCACCGCCACCAGTGCCAGCCGGAGGGGAATCGTCTTGATCGACGTGATATCCCGCGAGTTCTGCTCCGACTGCCCCTCAACAGCCTTCAATCGCCAGAGCATCCCGGCTTCGGGCTCCGACTCGCTGAGAACGTGCTTGGCCACGCGCCTGCTCAAATCGCGGGCCTCGCGCACAGTCATGTAGACCGTGCGGATGTCGATGTCGTCCGGGATCGGGTCGATTTCGTCGCTTCGGTTGGGCATCAGGCTTTGTCCCCCTTGAGCGTGGCCAGCATCGCCTTTCGCGCCGCCGAGTCCGGCAACAGGCGGGGCATCGCCGTAGCACGCATGGCCACCGCCGCGTCATAATGCCCCTTGAGGGCGAGCGTGTTGGAGGTCTTGACGAGGGTGCGGTTTCGCCACGCGACCGCGAGCGGCCAACCGACCGTAACCGCCGCAAGGGCGACGCACGCGAAGGATGCCCACACCGCGATTTCGGCGAACGCCACGCCGTAGACGAGCAGAAAATACTGCGCCGCGTAGCCAGCACCAGCGCCCGCGAGGCACGCGAAGGACGCGGCGCGGGGGACGATCGGGAGAATGAAACTGGCGACAAGGGTCAGGAGGGCAAGCACCAGCAACCCGCCGGCAATCTTGCCTGTCACGTTCGCCGCGTTGTCGAGTTTGACACGGGCCTTCTCGCGCTGCGTCATCACCTTGGGGCCGGTGATGTTGTCGTGGGCGACTTTCAGGTCCGAGTCGGTCAGAGTGTCGAGGTAGGCCGATCCACGCTCAGCCAGGTCGGAGGCCGACAGCCGGTCATGCGGCATGGGCGGCGGAGGATGGCACGCCGCAAGGCACCCGATGAGGGCGACCGCCAGAACACGCGCTGTGATCCGATGCAACATCGACGGTGCTCCTCGGCCCGTCGGTCGCGTCGGTCAAGTGTACGCCCTCCCCGTGGCGCGTGCCGCGTCGGAGTAATGCGGCAGCGATGACCCCCCGAACGTCACCCTTGGGTGCGCGGACGGGGGGTAGTTGTTTCAGGCCGGATCCTTGCCCTTCTCCACGAACCGGGGCAGCGGGGTGATGATCCCCGCCCCATCAATGATCCTCTGGTGAGCGAACGACCTGACCCCCAACCGCTTGCGGCGGCGGAGGATGGTCAGTTCCGGAACGCCCGTCTGCTTGGACAGGGCCGCGTCGGTCATGGTGCCGAGGAGGGGGTCGATGGTGGGCCAGTCGATGGGGAGGCGTTTAGTCGGCATCCCTGCACTCCTCGCAATCGCAGGGCGTGGTGCCCATTCGCATCCGCTCCAGTGCATCGGCGGTCGCTTCCTTGGTCCACCGCTGGCCGCCACGGTTGGCGAAGTTAACCACGAGCGAGTGAGTCAGGTCTGAGGCCCAGACCTTGCCCTTGGGCAGGTCGATGCAGACGAACCCTGCATTGTCGGCGGCATCGTCGTCGATCGTTGCGCCGTGCTTTTCGGCTTCCGCAGTCAGTTTGTCCATCCAAGTCGCCATCGTTTCCACTCCTTCGCCCCACCCCACCCAAATCCTCCCGCGCCCGGTCAGGGGGGCGGGAGGGGAATCGTTCAGGCAACAAACCGCTTCAGGTCGTCAATCGGGAGGTTTTCGTGCATGCACCTACAGACCGGGTGCTTGGCTTCCATGCGAGCACGGCACTGCTTCAGGATTTCGCGGTGGGCGGCTAGGTCGGCACCGAACGCGCTCGCATCCTCCCGCAGCACGTACACGGGTCCGAAGTTGTAAGTCGCCGACCTCATGTCAAACCCGTAGGCGATTCGGGCGATGTACAGTTCCCCATCGTCAATCAACCGCTTGATTTTCAGGGATGCGAGCGATTCGTAATGCTTGCGGGTAGCGATCAGTTCCTTGGCGATCCGCGTCTCGATTGCCGAGGCGGACCCGTAGCCCCACCCGGCGGCCTTGGCGGCGCACACCCGGCCGAATGGGATCGGCACCCCGACCTCGTTCCCGTCTTCGTCCAGCGGTTGCATCCAAACCACCCGGCGCAGGCCCTGACGGCCGCAGCATTCGCAGTGTGAAGCGTCATCGTTCGTGCCCATTACGCGAAACTTTGCGGCCATGTGGTCCAAACTCCTGTGCCCCCGACGAGATGAATGATACAATCATTCTCGGATGGATGCAAGGTCTACCACACCGATTCCACGCAGATCGTCCCGATTCAGGGGATATTGGACCAACCGCCCCCCCCATTCTGGTACGATCTTCGCGGAATATCCCGAATGTCGGTCAAGGGGCTTGCATCCACCGGCCGATGATGTACCTTGTACCCCGTGAGTCTGGCGACCCACAAGCACACGCTGCCCTGCCCCGTAGGCTCCCGACCTGTAATCTCGCCAGACTCCGGGCCGGTTTCGAGCCTACGGGGTGGGTAAGCGTTTAGGAGTCTGGCATGTCCACGTTCAAGCCCGCACCGTCTGAAACCGTCACCGACCCCGCCGCAATCGCCGCGACGATCCAAGCCCTCTCCCCGGCGTTCAAGACCGGCTGGCGGCTTGGCTTTGAGGGGCTGGCCTGCGACCTCCCCGATTGCGTTGTCCGCGACGTCCCCCCGCAGCACCTTGAGGACTTCAACGAGGGCCACCGCCAGGGCCGCATCGCTCGCGCCAAGCGAGGCGACGACGGTTCCCCATCCATGCTGGCCGAGCCCACCCGCACGATCATGGCGGGCAACGGCGTCATCGAGCAGGTCGAAGCCTTCGACGAAATGACCGGCCCGATCGACCCCGGCGCCGGGATCGTCGAGAAGTGCCACGGCAACCCCGTCGGCGAGATCGCTCACGCGGTCATCGTGCCCCCCAAGACTCTTTCCTCTTCGCATCCCGCCGCGTTGGCGGGGTACTCCACCCCGGCGACTTCTCGTTCTATTGGGGTCGCCGGGGTTTCCCCTCACTCTGCCGCGCCCAAGGCTGCCGCGGGGGGTGAGGCTTTCCGTCTCTCCGACAACCAGCGGGCGAGCCTGCAGCGCATGGCCCAGATCGCCACCAGCACGGGCGACTGGTCGCTGGTTTTTTCCCAGATCGAGGGCGTGGTCCACACCGCCCTGTTCGACCGTGCCATCCGCGAGAGTGGCGAGGCCATCGCCAAGGCGTTCGGACACGCGGCGGAGATGGTTCGCACGCAGACGCGCAAGGCCGTCGCCCGCTGCAACGCCTGCCCGAAGTGCGGCAGCGAGTTGGAGTACACGCCCGCCGAGCGCGGGACGAGCACGGCGGGCGGTTATGACTGCTCCGATCCGGACTGCGGGTATTCGTGCGGGCTCGATCGCCGGTAACAGCCACAACCCGACGGGCGTGTGTTCCGTGCACGCCCAGAGGGCCGGGGCTGTTGCGCCGGAGAAAGCAGGATCAGATGCCGAACCATTGCGAAAGCGACTTGAGGATCACTGGCCCGCGTCCGAGGCTGGAGGAGTTTCTGAACGGATGCCGCACGATCGACGACAAGGGCGAGCCGCGGCTTGATATGTGCGCCGGACATCACCCGATGCCAGCGTCATTCGTCGGTGTGGAGGCGTCGAGCAGCACCGAGCAGGCGTGGGCCGCGAAGTTTGGCGATCAACGCTCGCTCGACTACTGGCTCAACATGCCGTGGGCACCCGAGTGCGGCATTAAGGACCGCAACTCGCTCTTGGTCTACGCGATCGGCATTGACAAGACCGCCGCAGATCAGGCCGAGAAGCGGCATCACAACATCAAGACCTACGGCTGCCCCACTTGGTACGAGTGGTGCATTCAAAACTATGGCACCAAGTGGGGCGACTACGAGACGACGCAGGAGTGGGACGGAGACACGCTGGTTTTGCATTTCCGCACCGCGTGGAGCCCGCCGCTGGTGGCGATGAAGCACATCAGCGCGAAGTGGACCGACCTGACCTTTGAGATCGCGTACTTCGAGCAGGGTGCGGGCTTCCAAGGCTCGGCAACCTATGCGGGCGGCGCAGAACTGAACGCGGTTCGCACAAACGACTACGAGGGTGATCGAGGGGGCTGATTAACCCGGAGTGTACCGGCCCGAGGGCTGACCTCACCACCTCTGGTTCAGGGGGCGGCAGCCTGAGGGCCGACGCATTCGCGTTGGAGAAAGCAGGAATCATGTTGACAGCAGAAGCGAAAGCGAGGCGACGGCATTTTCTGGGCTCATCAGATGCCGCGCCAGCACTGGGCCTGAGCCAGTACAAATCCCCCTACGAGTTGTGGCTGGAAAAGACCGGGCAGTTGGTCGAGGAGGACATCGGCGACAACCTCGCGGTGAAGATGGGGAACGAGATGGAACGGGCCATCCTCTCCATGTCGATCCCTCGGCTTTACGACACCTTCGGGCTTGAGCCGTTGCCCGTCGAGTGCGGCGGCGCGGTGACGTACGGCCCGGTGATGAACCGGCCGGGCACGCCCCTTGCCGCGACCCTGGACGCGATGCTTGAAACGCTCACCGAGCATTTCCCCATCGAGGCCAAGTACACCGAGAGTCCCGAACGCTGGGGCCCTGCATCCGACGGACTCGACGGCCTGCCCCCCGAGTACGCGCCGCAGATCCTCCACCAGCTTGTCGTGACCGGATCCCCCCGCGGATTCGTCGCCGCCTACTTCGCTGGCCGCCGGCGTGAACTCCGCATCTACGAGGTTGCACCCTCGCCCGCGATGCTGGCCGCTTACGAGCGAACCGCCGTCGAGTGGTGGGAGAAGCATGTCGTCGGCATGGTCCCGCCCGCGCAGGACAAGCCCTGTGACATGGACGTTCTCAGCCGCATCATCCGCACGCCCGGGAAGTCCGTCGCCCTGCCGGATGACCTGGTGCAGACCTGGCGCGACCTGGACACCGCCGCGAAGGTGGCCACGGCCGAGGCCGAGGTTGCCAAGGAGCGGGTCATTCAGGCGATGGGCGATGCTGAGGAGGGTGTCTGTGTTCTGGGCACCGTCCGCTACCGGGAGATCCAGCGGAAGGGCTATAGCGTCCCCGCCGGCAGCTACCGCCGGTGCGAGTTCAAGGCCGCGCAGATCGGGGGTGGGAAGTGAGCGCAGCACCCACCACCAACGGGCTGGCGATTCGCCCGGCCCATCCCATCGAGGCTTCGCTGGTTGACTCCCGCGAGAACATCGCCAAGGTCGCCCCGCGCGGCTACGACGTAGACAAACTCATCAAGCAAGCGGCCTTGTGCTGCATCAAGAACCCGGAACTGATGAAGTGCAATCTGGGCACCATCAAGATCGGCGTGGTGCAGGCAGCCGAACTGGGGCTCGACCTCGCGGGCGGGCTTCCCACGGCCTATCTGGTGCCCTTCAAGGGCCGGGCTCAGTTGATCGTCAGTTATCGCGGGCTCCGGGAGTTGGCCATCCGCAGCGGGACCGTCCGCAGCATCGAGAGCCAGATCGTCTGCGAGCGTGACCTGTTCGAATGGGCGCACACCGAGCGGGGCCTGATCTTCTCCCACCGCCCGCCGTGGTCCGATCGCGGCGATCTGGTCGGGGTCTATGCCATCGCCACCCTTCAGGATGGCACCGTCATGGGCGAGCGCATGAGCACCGCCCAGGTCGAGGCGATCCAGCGCGTCAGCCGCGGCGGGGATGGCCCCGCGTGGAAGAACCATTGGGACGAGATGGCCCGCAAGACCGTCGTGCGCCGCCTCTGCAAATCGCTGGTGCTCTCGCCCGAGGTTCGCCGGGCCGTCGAGATCATCGACGAGCAGGAGGGCGTAGAGACGCGGCCGCACGCCCCAGCCGCCAGCAACACGAGCCGACTCGCCCAGGCCGTAGGGCTTGAAGAGCCGCCGCCACCTCCGCCCATCGCTGAGGCCGACGAGCCGGGGCCGGATCCCACAGCGCCCGAGCCGGGCCGCACCGAGTACGTCGAGATCAACGAGAAAGACATCCCGTTCTGAGGTTCCTGCACCCCCGCCGGGTGCCCTTGGCCCGGCGGGGTTCTTTGAGACAAGAGAGGTTCACATGCCCGAGACAGTTACCCCCACCCTTGAACAGTCGGCGCAGAAGGTCGCGGCCTACCTCGCGGACACGAACCGCGCCATCGGCCCCGCGTTCGCACCCAAGGCCCATCTGCTGGAGCGCATCGGAGTGCTGAAGTGAAACGCCCCCTCCGCCCCATCCACATCGTCCTCGCCATTCTCGCCGTCGCCCTGTTGGCGGCGTTGCACGCGGTGATTTGACAGACGTACCGCTCGCGGGCGAAAGCTCGCGGGTGGGATTGACCGAGACGGGCGGGGACTTAGGAGATCACGATGCTTTGGGCTCAACTCACTTTGCTTGCTCTGAACCTGATCTATGTCGGCATCCACATGGGCCGACACAACCAGCCTCGCAAGGACAAATACAACGGGGTCGGCGCGTTCATCGGTGCGGCGATTTCCACGACCTTGCTCTTTTTTGCCGGGGCGATGTCCGCGATCGTGAAATGACCCCGTGGCGATCGCAGGTGCCCAGTGGGCCTCATAAGCCCGCGCGGCGTGGTTCGACTCCACGGATCGCCATTCCAACCCGTTCCTCCCCCGCACTGTGTTTTCGTGCCGTGACGCACCTATGAGCAGAGAGACGACAAACCGAACTGAACCACGCTGGTGGCCAGCGCGTGATGGAGACCCGGACGGCCTGCGCCTCATGGCGCGGCATTACTCATGGAACCAATACGCCGACGGCCGCCGCCGCAAGTTGTTTGTCGGGCCAGGCGAAAAGATGGTGTTGGTGACTGCGGACGGGCTCGCGGTGTTCGTCTGGCGCAAGTTCATCGACGACTGTGCGTCCGCGCCTCTAGATGCTGTGAACTGCGCCGCGTTTCGCAATGAAGGGCCGCATCGTTCCAGCGAGTTGATCTTGGAGGCAGAAACCGAGGCTTGGCACCGCTGGCCCGGAAAGCAACTCTACACCTACGTCAACCCAGCCCGGATTCGATCTAGCAATCCAGGCTGTTGTTTCAAACAGGCCGGATGGCGGCGCACCGGCACAACAAAGGGCGGGCTCCATGTACTAGAAAAACACTGCGGGGTGCAGGCATGACCGCCCATCCCATCCACACCACGCTGATCCAGACCGAGGGCCCGCACCGGGTCACCGTCGAGGCCGCGCCGTCCGATGGCGAGTGGTGCCGGGTGTTCCACTGGTTCATCGACCACATCATGCCCGACATGCGCGGCGGGGCGATCAAGGTGCAGCTTTGCATCTGCCGCAACGCCGACCGCTTTACCGGCCTCTGTGGCCTCTCCCGCGGGGAGATCGCCGCCAAGACCAAACTGTCTCCCGGGACCGTCTCAGACGAGATCAAGGGCCTTCTTGCCCACCCCGCCCGCCTTCTTGCGGAGCAGGGCTCGATGCTGGCGACGTTCCCCGGACACACCTACGCGGGGCGGTCGATGCCACCGCCGCCCGATTCGACGGGTCGAAACCGACTTCGACCGGCCGAAGATGATTTCGACGGGCCGAATCGCCGCGTGGTGTCTCTACGCGCGCCCGCGCCAAGCCAGCCAGAAGAAGAACCAGAAGAACTGGCTTGGACTGCCCGAGGGATTACGAAAGACGCAACGCGGAAATACATGGATGCGCGGGGAAGGGGGATGGCTGGCTGGATCGGCTACCCCCTGCATTGGGACTTGGAAGGCGTCACCTGCCCCAAGCTGGCGCTCGGGATGCTCGATCTCCGAGAGCCCCGTCGGCAGCAGGTGCTCGACCTCTGCCCCGATTTGACGGTCGAGGAGATCGTCAGGACGTTCGACCAGATCAGGATGGGAACCAACGCGAAGAACCCGCCAGTGCTCTTGGCCTACCGCCTCGTGCAGCAGCGGGGCCGGCAGTTGCCCAAGGCGGCGCCGGTGCACGACCGGGCAGCGCTGGACTGGGCCCGGGAGATGGAAGCCTTGCGGGCGGGGAGGAGAGCATGACCAACCCCACCCTCTTCGACGACCACGACCATCGCACCATCGCCGAGCGGTTCGCCGACTTCGACGCGGCGCATCCCGAGGTCTATGCCTCCTTCCGCCACTTCGCGGGCGTGATGCTGAACCGCGGGCACCAGCACTATTCCGCCGACGGGATCATGCACATCGTGCGGTTCCACACCGAGGCCAACGCGGCGCACGACGGGGGTTTCAAGATCAACAACAACTTTGTCGCGCTGTACGCGCGGAAGTTGGCGGGGGCGGATGAGCGGTTCAAGACGTTTTTTGCTTTCAGGCAGAGGAGGTCGGCGTGAAGAAGCAAGACCCCGCACCGGGCCAAAAAGTCTGGGTGTGGTCGTACAAGTACGGATGCCCGCGAGAGATGACGTACCTCTCCCGCTGTGGCGCGTGGCGCAAGTGGCGGCGGTTTGAGCCGGACCTTGGCACCTTCCGCGAGTTCAACCTCAACGGCCTACCCAAGTGGTACGAAACCGACCACCAATGCGCGTGGGGTCAGTTCGCGTTCTACGTCGAGCACGGATCACGCCAGCGGGTTACCGATGATGCATTTGCCTGCGTCTGCGAGTACGTTCGTCGCTTCTCCGACTCGCTCAACAGACCGGCCGGAGAAGTCTGGGACGATGGCCGATACCCGATCAGGTATGCGTTGAAGATCGCACGCGAAGCGGTTGAGGCCGGAGCCGTTGACGAGATTTACCTGTCGCGGCTGCGCGAGGCGTTGCACGCGATAAACGGCGACCCAAAGCCCCAGCAGAAACCGGAGGTGCAGGCATGAGACCCGGCCCCAAAGCACCCTTCTCGATTCGGGACACGATCATTGAGGCCCTTCGCAACGGGCCGGTGATGCGCACGGAACTGGTGCTGCAGTTGGCGCAGTTCAGCCGCGCCGAGGATCCGCACGACAGCATCAAGAACCAGATCAACTACCTGCGGCGTCGTGGGCAGGTCAAACAGCGTGACGATGGGCGGCTGGAGTTGGCACGATGAGCGACACCCCCACCACCCTCCCCGAGTTCGTCTGGGCGCAGGACCACAAGGGCAAGCGGATCCCCGTCAGGGTCATCGGCAGCCGCGTCCCCTACTCCGGAGCCCCGCACATATCCCCGAGTGTCTACCCCCGCCGCCTGAACGGCTCGATCCTCGTCGAGCTTCCCGCCGCCGATGGACAGGGCCGCGCGTCGCAATGGTGGCCCGCATCGCAGATTGAAGAGTTCCACAACGGGCAGAGGCCCGAGGCATTTTGAAAGCAGGAAACATGAGCATCAAAGCGTCAACGATCGAACACCAGACCCCACCGACGGAGCCGATACTCCGGCTGACCGTGCCCACCAGCATCGGCAAGGTCTGCAACTCCGAGAGCAGCCGATACGCGATGGAATCCGTCGCCATCTTGGCGGACCACCGCAACGACAATCAGGTGTTTCTCGCCGCCACAAACGGCCGCGCGTTGGCCCTTGTCGAGGCCGACCGCGAGCGGGTTGGAAACCCCGAGGCGGCTGGCTTGTCCGCGGCGTGGCTCCCCCGCGATATCGGCAAAGAGGGGGTGGTTACGTGGCTCAGTCTGGGCAAGATCGACACCCTGTTCGGGACCGGCATCCGGTGGGTGATCGAGCACAAGGGCGAACTTCGCGCCCGCGACGTTCCCGAGGGTGGCCAGTTCCCGCCATTCCTCGATCTGCTCCCGCACGATCTGGACGACTGCGAGGCGATCACGATCAACGCCTCATTCCTGACAGAACTTGCGGCCGCGATCAGCGACGGGGAGTTCTCGCCGGGCATCACCATCTTCATCCCGCGCGGCAAGCAGCAGCGGGCGCTGCGATGCGTCGGCAACCGGGGCATCGGCCTCATCATGCCGATCGACGCGAACCACGAGACGCAGCGGGCCAAGTGGAAGGGGATGCGGGCGCGGATCCAAGTCGGCCGACCGATGCCCGCCCAGATCCGCGACGACGGGAAGATGGACGATCCCGAGCCGAGCGAAGTGGTAGACACAGAGACGGGGAAGATCATCGACCGCATGATGGCCTCCACCGAAGCCCTTGAGGCCCTTCGCCCAAAGCCGGGCAGCGGCATCGAATCGGTCACGATCTCATCGGGCGACAAGTCGGTGACGCTCACCCCCAAGCCGCCCGCCGATGACACTCTGGAGCAAGCCGCCCAGGTCCTCAACGACACGGGGAAGGTGCCCGAGGCGTTCCCTACTACTGGCGCGTCCGCACCCGTCTCGCCGAGCGATTCGGGCAACGGTGCGCCGTCCTCGCACGGGGCAAGCTCAACTCCTGCCTCGTCAGGTTCCCCGACGGATTCGAGTGCATCACCAGCCGCAACTTCATCCGAAAAGCCGAAGCCTCGCCCGCTCTACGCGTGCCAGAAGTGCGGTGCTGAGTTCGGTGAGGGCGAGGATCACCGTGGGCGATCTCCATGCTGCCACGCAGCCGGTGACCAGATCGGCGAGTGTGACGATGGGGACGACGGCCGCGATGCGACGAGCAGCACGTGGGACAACCGGCTCACGGTCTCATGCGGCGTGGCGAACCCAAAGAAGATCAACTCGCAGGCGGCGGAGCATCTTCGCACGGCCGGGTACCCGACGCTGAATGATGTTCAGAGCGTCCGAGCGGTGTACGCCGACTGGCGGGACCGGCTCGCTTCGGATGTTGAACTGGCCACCAAGTACACCCTCACCCCTCGCCAACTCGACGGTCTCGAGGAAGCGATCAAGACACGACTGGGCCAGTGAGCCCGCTATTCGGTCCGCGCCAGCCGACGGGTTGGCGCGGGCTTTTGGGGTGGTGGGGGTGAAGGAGATTCGATACATGAAGCAGGCCATTACCGTTCACAACTACACCGAGAAGCGATGGATTCCCGGGCGAGACGCCCAGATCGACGCGCCCGCCGGCGGTGTGATCTTCGGCCCCGGGCTCTGCATCTCATGGCAGAACGGCCCGCTCGGGCGGGATGCCGACAGGAAAGAGCCCAACGGCTGTTTCGTGGAGACCGTCATTCAGGCGGCAATCAGCAGGCTGGAGTTCTACCAATCCAGCCCGTTCCGATGCACCGAGAACCAGGTCGCTCTCGACCACATGCGGATGGCCCTTGGGGCGCTCGAATCCCGCACCGCACGGCGGGAAGAGCAGCAAGTCGAAGGGACGCACCAAGGCGCATGAGGGCTTTATGAAACGACCACGAGAATCAGACATTCAGCGGTCCATCCTCGGCTATCTCCGCCTGCGCCGCGTGCCCCACATGCGGAACAACACCGGCTCGGCCATGCTCCCCGGTCGAGGCGGCAAGCCGATGCCCGTCCGATTCGGCTCGCCAGGCTGGCCCGATGTCATCGCCGTTGGCAAGGGCGGGATATTCGTCGGCATCGAGTGCAAGCGCCCGCTCGGACCCAAGGGCGGCACGGGCGGGAGCGATCAGACAGCCGAGCAGCGGGCGGCACAAATGGCGATTGAGAACGCGGGCGGTGTGTACATCATCGCGCGGAGCGTGGACGACTTGAAGAACGCGGGGCTGTAGGTGGTGGTGACTGTGAGGAAGGCGTGACATGGCGAAGAAGGCGGAAACAGCGTGGGTCGCCCAGTGGCGAGGCAGCGATAGTGGCCTGCTGACAACCGGCGACTGGCTTGCGTTGACACGACGCGAGTTGATGCAGGCGATCAGGCACGACACCGGCATCCAAGGTGCGAAAGAATGGAAGCCCGTCCGCGTCCGCATCACCCCGATCGCGGGGAAGAAGAAGGGAACGGTGAAGCGTGGGAAGTGAACCAACAGCAGCGGGCATTCTGGCCCACGTTCTGGAAACCTCCGGCATCCAGGTCGGCACGACGATCGACCGGAAGGATCTGGAGAACATGGCCGCGTCTCTTGACGGTCAACTGTCCGCCCTCATCGCGGCGGCGAAGGCCACCACCTCCGCCGAGCAGCGTGCGGTGGAAGCCCGCGCCGAACTCGAACAACTCGCACAGAGCCCCGAAGGACGCAGGCAGATTGATGCGTTGGCGGCGGAGCGGGTGATGGGGTGGGTGCGCCGCACGAACGGCGACGTTGGTGGCTATGCCACTGGCGAAGACGTACCGGAGCACGAGAGGGAGTATGACCTCCGGTTGTGTGAGTACTGGTGGGAGAAACTGCCGGATGGCATGTGGAAGTCGCACGGTTCTGCGGAAGGTTCGCGCGACGAATCTGCTTGGTCCCCCACCACCAGCATCGCGGATGCGTGGCAACTGGTGGGCAGGCTTGCCAAGTCGAACATCCGCATCAGACTGATCGACGACCGCGACAGGATCGACAAGTGGTCCGTGCGATTCTACGGGTACCCGTCATCGACAAAGATCGAATACATCACGCACGATGATGAGTGCATCGCCATCACGATCGCCGCGATCCTCGCGGGAGGGGAGAAAGAGAAAGCATGAGCAAGGAATGTGCAGACTGCGGGAACGAACGAATCATGCTGTGCCCGTTCTGCGAGCACGATTTCAGCGAGGCCAGCAAGCAGAAGGACGCCGAACTCACCGCCCTCCGCGAAGCGGTCAGGGTGCTGGGGGAGGAGTGCTGGATGTGGCGACTGACAAACGACTTTGTAGATCGGGACACGCATGGTCGCTATGGCCCGCAGAAGCAGGCGATGGCCAAGACCAACGCCAACCCGATCGCGCTCGCGGCGGTGGAGGCCAAGGCATGAAACCCACCCGAGGCCAGATCGCGTCCGCATTCGGCGTGCCTGCCGCCGCCATACTCGACACCAAGCAGTGCGGCAAGTACCCGCCGCTCCAGTGGGCACGCGCCGCGTTCATCGGGTTGCAGTACGTCCAGAACCCCGAGCGGCCGATGTACCTCATCGCCCGCGAGAACGGCCTGGGCGTGGCGACCCCGTACAACTGGCTGGCGGCGCATGAACGGTACATGGTCACGCACCCCAAATACGCCAGGATCTTTGCGTCCCTTCGGGCGGTCAGTGAGGTTGCATGAGGTGGGAACGACGTACCTACACCCGCGAGGAACTGGACCTTGCACGCCGGATCGTCGCCAAGGTGGCGGGGAGGGCGGCATGATTACTAGGGTGTATCAGATCGCCGACCGCGTATGTCACTCAATGGGCATTGACCCAGACGACCTGCGAGGGCCGTCACGAAGTGAGCGACTTCTGCTCGCCCGTCGCATCATCGCATACCAAGCGAAGCTGCATGGATTCAGCTTCCCCGACATCGCCCAGATTGTCAGGGGGTCGCGGTCCAAGCACGCCACGATCATGGGTCAGTTTGCGTACGCGGAGCAATGCCCGCGCGTGCAGAAGGCGGCGGCGCAACTGTTCGGCCTCACCACTTCCCCTG